TGAGCGATGAGGATTTTCTCAAGACAGCAGGCCTAGCAGGGCGCGTGTAGGGCGCGTCCTCTGGGGGGGATAGGGATCGCTTCACATGTTGAACTACAACGCTCCGACCCAGGTTGCGGGTGGAACCCGCTCTGGCATCGACGCGGCCGGCTCGAACCAGATGAACACGTTCTTCTGGCTCAAGAAGGCCATCATCACTGCTCGCAAGGAGCAGTATTTCATGCCGCTCGCCAGCGTCACGAACATGCCGAAGCACTTCGGCAAGACCATCAAGGTCTTTGAATATGTTCCGCTGCTGGACGATCGCAACAGCAACAGCATGGGCCTCGATGCGGCCGGTGCCGTCTATGCGAATGGCAACCTCTACGGCTCCAGCCGTGACATCGGCGTGATCAACTCGCGTCTTCCGGTGCTCGGCGAGAATGGCGGCCGTGTGAACCGTGTCGGCTTCACCCGTATTTCGCGGGAAGGCTCGCTCTACAAGTTCGGCTTCTTCCATGAGTTCACTCAGGAGAGCATGGACTTCGACAGCGACTCGGATCTGATGGATCACCTCAGCCGGGAGCTGCTCACGGGCGCCACCCAGCTGACCGAGGCGGTTCTTCAGCGTGACCTGCTGGCTGCGGCCGGCGTCCAGGTCTTTGCCGGCTCGGCCACCACCAATGCGACTGTGACCGGCGAGGGTGCGACTCCCTCGATCGTGAGCTACGCCAACCTGATGCGTCTCGATCAGACGCTGACGGACAACCGTACTCCGAAGCAGACCACGGTCATCACCGGCTCGCGCAACATCGACACTCGCACGCTTCCGGCTTGCCGTGTCCTGTTCGTCGGCTCGGCTCTGGTCAGCCACCTGAAGGGTCTCAAGGACCTCTTCAACAACCCGGCGTTCATCCCGGTCCATCAGTACGCTGATGCCGGCACCGTTCTGAACGGTGAGATCGGCTCGATCGACAATTTCCGCATCATCGAGGTGCCGGAAATGCTGCATTGGGCTGGCGTCGGTGCCAACGTCGTCACCAACCCGGGCTACCGGGTGTCGGCCGGCAAGTACAACGTCTACCCGATGCTCTGCATCGGCGAGGACAGCTTCACGACCATCGGTTTCCAGACCGACGGCAAGACCGTGAAGTTCTCGGTCATGACCAAGATGCCCGGGCGTGAGACGGCCGATCGGACCGATCCTTACGGCGAGACCGGGTTCAGCTCGATCAAGTGGTACTACGGTATCCTGATCAAGCGCCCCGAGCGCATCGCGGTCCTGAAGACGGTTGCTCCGCTCTAAGGCTCGATGACTGGGTGAGGGGGGCTTCGGCTCCCCTCACTTTGACTGAGACCGACCAGAGTTTCACCCAGAAGGAAATAACTTCATGTCCGATACCGAACAGACCCAGGAAGGCACTGCTCCCTCGGCTGGCGATGATGTCGCTCCGACTCCGCCGACTGAGCTCGAGGTCCTCAAGAGCCGTGCCCGCACCATGGGCATCACGTTTTCCAACAACATCACCGTCGAGACGCTCCGGAAGAAGATTTCGGACCGCCTCGCTGCCGAGACGCCGGCCGAGCCGGAGCACGTCGACGGGCAGGACGATGATGCTGATGATCTCCCGGTCGGTGCTGGTCTGACTGTTGATGCGGTTCCGGCCGCTCCTGTTCAGCCGTCGACGATCGTGGCCACCAATCAGCCGGTGATCCGTAAGTCCCGCGAGCAGCAGATCCGCGACGACCTGATCGCCGAGCAGATGAAGCTCGTTCGCTGCCGCATCGCCAACCTGGATCCGAAGAAGAAGGATCTGCCGGGCGAGATCTTTACGATCGCCAACGAATATCTGGGCACCGTCCGGAAGTTCGTGCCGTTCGGTGAAGCCACCGACAACGGCTATCACCTGCCCTACTGCCTCTACCAGATGCTGGACGAGAAGCGGTTCCTCAACATCCGCGTCCGCAAGGTCGACGGCCGTGAGAACGTCAGCCACGTCTGGTCGAAGGAGTTCGCCCTCGAGATCCTGCCTCAGCTGACCGAAGCTGAGCTGGCTCGCCTGGCTGCTTCTCAGGCCGCTGCCGGCATCATCGAAACCGGCCTGGAGGACTAATCGATGAGCTCCTGTGGTGCAGAAACGCTTGCGAACAGCCTGACGACTTCGCTGACGGCAGACGAAAACTTCGTCCTGCCGGACATCGATCTGACCTCGCCTGACTTCCAGATCCCTGCGGGTGATGGTGGTTTCGGGGCTCCCGTCCGGCTGACCAATGCGGATCTCACCACAGGGACCGTCGGTGGCAATGGGACCTTTGATGCTCTGATGAAGAGCATGAAGGTCCACCTCGCCGAGGAATATGAAAAGGGCCGGATCACCGGAGAGCAGTTCTCCAAGGTCTACATGGGCGGGCTCGAGTCGGCACTCGGCAACGCCGTTCAGTTTCTGCTGGGACGTGACCAGGCCTATTGGCAGGCGGTCACTGCTCAGCTCAATGCACAGGCAGCCAGGGCTGCTGTGGTTACGGCTCGCGTACAGCTCGAGACGGCCAAGGTGCAGCTCCAGGCGACTCGTCTGGAAGCGAAGAAGAGCAAGGCGGAATATGCCCTGACGAAGATGAAGATCTCGTCGGAGAGCGCCGCCTACTGCATCGCCAAGTACAACCTGGAATACATCCTTCCGGCCAACCTGAAGATGATCCAGGAGCAGACGGAGACTGCTCGAGCTCAGACCAGCAACACTCGCACGGACGGCACTCCGATTGCCGGCAGCGTGGGCAAGCAGGTCGAGCTCTACGATCAGCAGATCACGAGCTACAAGCGTGACGCTGAAGTGAAGGTCGCCAAGCTCTTCACTGATGCCTGGATTACGCAGAAGACGATCGACGAGGGTCTGCTGGCTCCTCCGGGCTTCACCAATACGAGCCTGGACGGGATCCTCACCAAGCTGAAGACGGTCAACAACCTGAACCCGTAGGAGGTCGAATGGGCCTCTTCGGTGGCAAGAAGACCTACGTTGCCTCGACGGTCTACAACCTGGCGGGTGACGAGGCTGAGCGGATCAGCTTTCTCAAGACGACGGTGGTCGGCAACATCATTGGATCCACTGGGTTCACGATGGCCGACACCATTCGGAACGTCTTCCTGTCCGGGCCCGGGATCAGCGGTCGCAGCTTCTTCCGCTGGGCCCTGAACAATTACCAGGGACTGGGAGTGCCCCAGTCTTCTCTGGGTGGTGTGTTCAACATGTCGGCAGAGACTGTGGCAACACATGTGCCGAAGCCTGCCGGATACACTGTTCAGATCCAGAGCGTTGAAGTTGGGCCAGTCGACTACAGCTGGTGGGCTGAGCAGTGGCTGATCGTGAACCGAACGGCTCGCCTGGCTGAGGACTGGACGGCTGACACGATTACTGGGGGCACCCAGATCAAGATTAGCTATGCCGACGGCACGTCAGACACTTTCACTCCGACCGGCATGGATCCGGCTGGGACCTACGTCTACGTCGTCTACTCTCCGGTCGATCCAAGCGGAGTGGCCCAGAACTCGGTCTACTGGTTCTACAAGGTTGGATCGGGCAACGCTGCCCTCGATGCTGCCGTTAATGCCGGAGCTGCTCAGGGTGACTTCTTCCCGGTCATTCCTTTCCGGCGCGAGAACAACTTCCTGTCGCCGACCTACATGCCGGCTGCCTACGAGCTCGCAAAGAAGGCTTATCGAAAGGCTTCAGGTCGCAAGAAGTACAGCGAGATGATCGACAAGATCGCCGAGAATGAGTCGATCGGCGACATCGATCACGCCTACATGGCTTACGGTGTGTGCCTGAACGTCAGGGAAAAGGCCTGCCGGGAGTACATCTATCGGCTCTTCAAGAAGCTGGCTCCTGGCAACACCAGTGGTGGAACGACGTCGGCTGTACCGATGCGATCACTTCGGGTGAGGAGCACTGGGCCGTTGATGCCCAACAGCCTGGACATGGAGATCCGCTGGACGGGCATCCGCCTGATCCAGGGAGGTGGTCTGGCTCGACCGGGTGTCCGCAAAAAGGGTGACTATTGGATCGAGAAGTCGGGCGTGCAAGCAGGCGGCTCGATCGGGATCATTGCAGGCACCATCATCAACATCTCCCAGGGAGATGCAGGCAAGATCACGATCTACCGGCAGACCAATGACGCTGCCTGGGAAGCCGTCGAGGTGTCGGGACTGGTTCACTACAACCATATCTACAGGGACAAGTCGGTGAAGATCGGAGCTCATGAAGCTCTCGATGACGTCGACGACACGGGCTTCATCATCCCGCTGCATTACCCGACGATCCGGGAAATGAGCCTGGCCAAGTCGACCCAGATGATGACGGCTTCGACCTTTGTCGTGTTCAACTCGTACAAGGTCGTGAAGCAGAAATGGTATCAGACGGGGATCTTCA